AAGAAGAACGAACTCTTGCTTCGATGAACCGCCCTGAGAGAGCACGACAGTTCCGAGGTGAGATCCCTGACCAGATCCCTCAGTCGCAGCCGTAGTGCTGGAAGGAGCTGCGGACGATTGACCTGATGAAGCAGAGAGTCGGCCGATTACTCCAGAAGCAAACATCAGAACACCGCGGATAACGGGAACTGCTGTATTAACTCCTGGCGTAACCCCGCCGACTCCCTGCAATCCTGTGTCAGAGAAGACTGTTGAACCAGCCGATTCTGACATGAAGCATCCGAGGAATGCCGCTCTACCGAGAGGTCCATTTGCATTTGCATATGGATTTGCTTCGATAATGCCGCTATCGTCATTTGGTTGCTTCTCTCCAACCACAAATCCAGCAGCTGAAACGCTACCATCATCTGCGCGTTTCTCCCCAGTACCGATTCCCAGTACTCTGAGGAATGTGACAGAGTTTGCATTCGCCAACCACTCACGTACAGCGAGAGGTCCGAATTTCTTACCGTCTGACTTTCCGAACTTTGATTCGAAGTCTTTGACAATGCCAACAGTCGTTGGCACGTAAGCCCTGCCTCTGACAGATGTGCCGATCACACCAGCCGGAATACCGGTTGGCTGTACAGTGACCGGTCCTGTCAGATCTATTTCTTTTGCCGTTACGCCGGCGCTGCCGAACTTGAGCTGTGCCATTTCTTGTCTTAAGTAGTGGGTTGTATTATTCAAACGAATTCGAGTCCTGAGTTCGTGATGACAAAGTCGATCGCAATGAATTCCGAAGATTTCACCGGTACGATTCTAACAGAACCGTTCGCCTTGTTGAGATCAATGTCCTCACTTGTGTTGTTTGTTTCGTCCATAATGATTCTGAACGCCTTGATGCCAGACCTCAGCTGAATGAGTCCAAGCTCTGCAGAGGCCTTGCCCTTGAACTGATCCCAGTAAGCAGGATCGCTCTGTTCGAAGACTATTCCGCCCGCTGCGCGGGATACTACTCTTCTAACCTCAAGCATCATTCTACGTACGTTTACGCGATCTAGATCAGAAGCCCTGAGCTGAAGAGTCTTCTGTCCGTATACAACATATCCCACGTTCGGGAATGAAGCGATTGGGTTAATACGCGCATCTTGCAGACGGTTACGATCCGAGGTGTTCAGTCTCACTGCTGTGTTCGTGACAAAATCAAGAGCAGCACGATTGAATCCTGCCGGCGCAAACCATGGGTGAGCCAGCTTATCGTTGAGAGCAAGAGCTGCGTATGCAGCGACAGACGCTGGCAGTTTCACTCTGCGCTTTGCTTTGCGATCGTCAATGGTAACATCTGGGAAGTACGCAGCCGAGTAGTTGTTATCGAGTGCGCGTGAGTCGAATGCCTTTGCTGTCTCATCGACGTCAGGCTTTGTAGAGGAGTCATCGAACACTCTTACGCCGTCCTCATCGTAAGATGGGATGTCAATGACAGCCATTGCAAGTGCATAGTCCTTCGTGTACTGAAGGATCTTGTCTGTAACATATGGCTCTCTGATTCCAGGTACTGCAATCAGATTTGCGTTTGCTTGCATTGGATCTGTAGCAAGCTTGACCGCTGTAATGTATGACTGTACCGTTGCGTTGTCAGCTCCAACTCCTGAGCAGTTGTATGCAAGGCCAGGTGATACGAAGTTCGCCTCTGCTCCACCGCCTGATTCGAATGATGACGATTTATCATTCATTCTTCTTGCGTTCTTGTCGAGCAAGTTTGTACCATCCCATCCACCAGAGAGCATGAATGTGAACTTTGCGAACGGAGCGAATCTGTTGTACTCAACAGAAGACGTCATCGCCGCAAGCGTACCGAACGTAACACGAGATCCGAGAGCACCATCATTGATGCTGTAGTCTGTCGGATTCACTACTCCATCCCTCAGATATGCAGCTCCGCGCATTGTCAGATCGACAGACGATGTCAGATCATTAACTGTCGTGATTGGAAGAGCAACTCTTGCGAGAGAGAATTTGTTATCGCAGAGCTGATCTGCGAGCGTACCTGTCACAGTAACATCGAGCTTTTCAATGCCCTCGAGTTTTGTAAGTGTACGTACGAATTCGTTTGGCTGACCACCGATATTTGGGTTGAGCGGATCAGTGTTCCTATCGAATTTCACACCCCATGAGAGTGATGCATTCGTCACCTCTGATGATCCTGGTGCACCTGGGAATGCAGCCGATGATGGACTATCACCGATTGTTACCTTGAATCTGAATGGAACTGGTGGGACAAGAGAGCCAGTCAGATCACCAACTCCAACTCCTGCCAAACGTGCAGTAGAAACACCGGTGTCTGTTGAAATGTCACTCGTCTTGAGAACAGAGTACCCTCTGAATCCAAAAGGAAGAGACTGTTGTGGTACTACACCGCGATCAACTGCATCAGATACGATAACACGGACGTACTTCGATTGATTCTTGTACTTGCCCTCTGTCATCATTCGACGCTCGGCGTCTACTGTCTCATCGAAGTTAAAGAACTTCTTACGGTCACCGATTCTCGCAGCGACGAAGTTCTCAGACAGAGGATTGAGATTGCAGTTTGGATACTGCTCGAGAACAACTTGATTGTCATCCGTGTCATCCCAAGAACGTACAAGAACCGTGAAGGTTCCGTACTGATTCGCATCATCTGAGGAACGACGCACATTCGAAATTGAAATTTTGACCTGATCGTTTCCATAGACACCATCGTCCAGGGCCTCGAACTTCATAAGATCATGTTCAATATTTCCGAATGGCTGTGAGATAATCCACGGTGACTTTGCACGAGAGTATCTCGTGTCGAAGTGACCATAGGAGTCTCTGAATACCATTCCCGTGTCGCCGCTTGTCTGAGATGTTGCACTCGAACCTGACACGATTCCAACTGTTGTCGCAGTTGCAAGTTCTGCGTCAACAGGAAAGTCAAGGTATACGAGGTGTTGTTCTTCGACGAATCTGTCAGGATTCGTATTCAGAATCTTTGTATAATAATCTCTTGATGATGGATCAAGAGATGCAGAGAAGATCCTTACGCCAGCTTGACCGTCAGTGCTTCCGAATGCAGATCCCAGCGATGATGAGATTGCTAGCTTGAAAAGGCCAGAGCTCAGTGTTGCAGCATCATCGAGCGCTGCAGTGAATGCGCCAACGGCGGACTCGTTACCATCGAGCACCCTTGCTCTCGCTCCAGAGGCGAACAGTAGCACTCCTCTTACAAGACGCCCTGTTGACGATCCGAACGAATCGTTATCCGTGAAAAGCGGATATCCGAGTGACTCGTTTGCAGTGAATGTGTGATTCGCAACGAGCATCTGTACAGAGCCCTTGTGACGTCCCTCTCCACTAGCAAGCGTGCCAGTTACTACGAATCCTGCCGATTTAACTTGCCCTGTGAGCAATGTTTTCTGAATGTCTGCAGAGAGCTGATTTGCTCCTGCACCGAGCACTCTCTCAAATGTAAGAGCCGGTCTGTACTGCAAAAACTGCTGCGCAGCATACGTTGCTGGAGCATTTTTATCGATTGGCCCGAACAAATTGACAAATTCGTCCTCGTTGCCAACCGAAACAGGCACAAACGCAGGTCCCTTAAGGGAAGTGCCAACAACAGCAGCCGGTGTACCCGTTGCTGATCGCGGACGGCGAACAGACAGGTCAATTTCCGACTCATAAAAGTCTGGTGAACGATATGAACGCTCTGTCATTTATCTCTCCGAAGTTCTCGAGATAAGTAGAACCACAGACAGCATAAAAGTACAAAACAGTTAATTCTTGTGTACAATGCTAATTACGGACCCACGGAGAGGACGGATTACAGACTCTCCCATGACTCTTTCAGTCGTTACAGTACGCACAAATTTGCCCGCAATGGTCTTTCCTGTATAAAATCCTGAGTCGATCTCAGATCCACGGTCAAAGAGTTTTCCTCTGTACGGATGATCATTTGTATCTCGTGGTTGATCTGCTAGCGCGTCGGGATCGATCTCCCTCGTCATAGGGACTCCATTGACCTCTGATGATGCACCGAATTCGACAGTAAGCTGACCTGGTACTGTGTAACTTCTTGAGCCCGGCGGTACTCCCGGAGCGGAAGACGCTATGACATATGCGGGTACTTTGAGAGAAAACTTGCACTTTATAAGTCTCTCTGATGTGATCTCAGTGCGCACAGGTTCTGGTTCGAATTTCTCGTCTGGCGTTGCTATGAACCAGTACCCATTTGGAGTTGTAATTCTGTAACCACCCTGTGGTAGTCTCGAAGAAAGGAGTTGCTCTATCAGCTGGTTCATATGTGATGTGTACTGACACCACATACTCACACTGTACTCAGCTGTATAAAACTGTGGTGATGGTATAGTAATGATCTCCCAGATGTGATCTGATTCGAACGTAGGGTCAGTAAGCAGCCTATCTGCGTCTGCTGTCTCCTGGCCGGTGCTCTGTACCTGCTCTGTAAGCTGATATGGATCGTCTGTCTGAACCGGCGATCTCGAATTTTTTTGATTTTTCAATCTTTTAGAGTTCAACCATGCTTGATATCCTGGATCGCTCCTTGATACTCTTTTTTTGATTACAAGGGCTCCAGTCATCTGATTTGTACCACGTGATGCAATGTCATCAGACTGGCTCTGCGATATTCCCGTTCTCTGTACAGAAACGAGCGGAAGCATGAGAGCTCCGTGCTTGTCTCGCACCGCACCACCGCGTTTAATAAGTGCCCAGTTCTCTCCTGATGGTACAATCACTTTTACTTTCTGGAGTGACTGCGCATCGCCAACTTGCAGATTAAGTCTGAGATTGAAGAGATCGTACACTCCACGATCTAGATCTTCTATTCCACAAGTCGGCACAGATCCCGGTGATGCTACACCATCGTATCCGGATGGAATGCCATCGCCGCCTGCTGTGTAACGAGTTGCTGTAAGATCTGCCACATATAAATTAGTCTTCACCGTAGAACGAGTGAGCAGGGTTCGAAATAGAATTTGTATCAGTTATCTTACGCGGGCCATTGAGAGGAGGATCATAAGTTCCATTCGCTATCAATTCTCTACGATCTCCGGTTTCATCACCATCAATCTCAGACTCTCCTCTCTGCTGAGAGAAGTTATTTTGTACTGCATTCTCATCTTCTGGTGACGCACCATACGATGATTGACCCAGCGCCGCTCTGAGGAATTGATCTCTTCTTGTTCGAGAACCTTTGATCTTATACCCGTCAATGTGTTCAACTTGACCATAGATCGGCTTCAGCTGTACAGTTTTCATAATCTCGTAGAATGCATCCCCATACGAGAAAAAGTCTCCGAGACCGATATTGATGTGTTTGTCTGCAAGATCTCTCGCATGCACAAGAATATCAATGACCTCAGTAACCTCTGGTCCGAACTCTGTTTGGACCATGTCATTCTCTGGTGTACCAGCTCTGACATCTATCTTGACAGGATGATCAGGTACTTTTCTGCAAGACTCTCCATAGATTCCACCGTCTGCAGATTTGGCATCATTGATCGCGTAGTACATGATGTATTGACCAATGACGTCTTTCGTGATCTCTTTTGTCCAGTCTGAGATAAGATTCTGTTCTCTTTGTGTTATGAAAAGTCTTGCCATGTCACTTCAGGAAGATTGGTTTAGAGAATGGAATGAGTCTCAGTTTGCGTAGAAGCTGTTCTGCAGTGTCTGCTTCTGTTTCTACGAGTTTTGCCTGTGTTAGTCCAGCAAGCAACTCTTTCAGTTCTGTCAGAAGCTTCTCTTTATCTTCTCTCGCGTGGCTGATTAGATTCTCACCATCGAGCTTCAGTTCAGCATCTGGAATTGGTACACTATCAAATTTCGATCGTACGTGTCCTAGCAACTCTGTGCAGAGCGCAAGAGTGAATTGCCTGATCCACTGCTTACCCGGCGCATTGATCGACGTGTAAGGAATGTTACTGAACGGCATGTTATGCGGGCCGGTGACGGATCCGGATATCGAAGAGTCTCCGTAATTTGGTGTGAGCGGATCGGTTGGGGGAGCAACACGTACCCAGAGTCTCACATTGTAGTACGGAGACACTCTATCAGGAACGGGATAGAGCTTGATATTTCCTCCCTGGAGCTGATAAGTGTAGTGAGATCTCCTGACCCTCTGCGCCTCCTCTAGCATTCCTCGTCTGAGAACGTCTTCAAAAACAGGAAGAACATAGAATACAGTCGTGTTTACGTAAGCCTCGTAATTGAACTGATTGGCGAGAAATGACTGAATGTTCGAAGTGTTTAGAAGTGATCCAAATGCCGTGGAAGGATCGTAGTGATGAATGTCGAGTACTCTCATCTTTCCCTTTTTATTGGGATCGAGAGAATCATAAACGAGAGTACCTGCTGGGTGTAGCTTAAGTTGCGAGTAGATGTTGTATGTCTGTACGCCAGATTCCAGTTCGATGTATCCCGTAATAGTCTCGTACGAACCGCCGACTCCGACTGCATCTGCATACGGCTCAGCAAGTCTCATCAAGAAATCAAGAGATGATCTTGGATACTTGTTCGTCATATCGCCGAGAGACGCGGTGGACTGTCCCAGCACATTCGTAAGCTGGGACATGATCACGTTGTTGTTGATGTGCTTTCCATACTCAAGGCATGCTTCTTCAAAACATGTCCAAATATCGCGAGATGTCAGCTCGACTGAAAGCGAAGAATCTCCAAGTTTACGTTTCACAAACGTAACCATTGAGTCAGCCTCGGACTGGAATGCCTGCTCTGAATCAAAGAATCCAAAAGCAGTTGGTCTGACTGTGTTAATGAAGTTTGCCATAATGAGTTAGATTCGATCGCTTTCTCTTGAGCATAAGCATCGTGTGGAGTCTTGCGATGACCCAGTACTCGAGTACCGTCTTTTGTGTAAAGACACCATGGCTTTCCAGACTTAGCATCTTTCTTTCTGCAGCGTTTAATGATCTCTCTCACAAGCTGCTCAATGACGTCTTCCACGCTGTTAATTAGAGATGTGAGACGTTATATCCGTGCAATCGTAGAAAACGAAATATCGAAGCTCAGCCCGCACAAGAAGGGTACGGTCGTTTCCACAACGGCTGGAGATGAATATGCTGATAAGATCAAAGACGACATCTATACGATGATCAAAACGTCTTATGCGAAGATAGGAGGAAATGCTACGATCAGCTCTCCAGACGACATCTATTCTCAGTACGACGTATCAGATGTGATTGACGTTGACGATGATCCTGAACCTGATGCGGTGATCGGCTACAAGTATGCTCATGGAAAGAAGATTGGGTACTCTGCAACGGACGGAACTCCAGCAGGCAAAGCTGCAGGAGAGCAGATGAGAGTGGATCTCATCTTGAAGCAGAATGGCTGGTGCGAAGTATCAGATGCAATTGCACACATTTCGATCAACAAACTAGGGTTTAGACCCGTTGAGAGTGAAGAAGAAGTGAGAGCTCTCCTACCAGGAAAACAAATCATCTGGCATGGAGAGCATCCCGATCCTGCAATTGCAAAGAGATTCCCGGATACTCGTGGCTGGTACACCAGAGTGATCGGCGGAGAACCTCACGTAAAGACTATAATCGGAAATCCGATTGTATTAAACATGCGATATCATTTGTCTGAATGCTCGATATCCGTATGGTATTGTCATATCGCTAACTGATGGTACAGATGGTTTTGTGTCTCTTAGATCGTGAGCGATTGATTCGGCGGAAAGGACAGCCTCAGCGACTCCAACTGGTCGTGAAATGCAAGGAATTCCCATGAGACCACACTCAGTAAGAGCTTGTGGACCTCCCTCGTACCGCGCTCCAACTGGGTAAAGATCCAGTGTTGCGTATAGCTCTCTTAGAGTTGACTGAGACGGTTTCTCAAAATATTTGTATTTGATTCCGGCCGACTCGAACCGTGAGATGATATACTGTCGTCTCCAACCAGCAAGAACGACGAACGTGTCTGTTCTCTTGAGACCTTCGATATAGTCAGCTACGAGATCAGGTCCCTTTTCAAGTTTTGGAGACCTCAGATCATTGCCCTCTGTGTCTCTTTGAAAGCTTCCAAGTACATATGCAGTCTCTGGGACGCCGTGTTTCTGTCTCATCTCTGCGCGGTTCTCAGGATACCAAATCCTGGGATTGCACCAGTACGGAATCACATATACTGGTTTTGATTTTCCTACAATTGCTCGAACTTGCTGAGCAGTATGAATGTTCGGAACATGATATGCGTGAGTGAATCGATCACGAGCTTCGAAATCATCGTATGAAGCTCGAGTCATCTTCTCAGGTACAATGTGATGCACAGTCGTAAGGACGCGTTTTGAACGCAAAAAAGCTTCAGGCACCTGTCTCCAGCACCAGTCGGCAATCAGCCACACCACATCACACTCTTGTGGATTCAGGGTCGACATGTCTGGATTGTCAGAATGCCACTCTTGACAGAATCTGTCGACAATCCAGTCTTCTTTTGGCGGCAGGAGCCATGCTTTCTTCATGATTGTCCCTAATGTAATCCGGGTCCACACGTAAAGCATCTCAGGATTCTTACGCGTTTTCTTTCCTTGAGCTCGCTGAAAATGACTCGAACTAGATGATAGCTCTCGCTCGTATAGAAATTTGAATCCCATGGCTCGAGCAGCAGAGAGCCATGACTCTGAGAACTCTGGAGTTGTGTTGATTGCAAACATTCCTCCTTGCTTGAGTTTCATAAGAGCATTCGCGACGGTTGGTATCACGTATTCAGATTCCCACGACTCAAGCGTTGGATAGTCTCTCCAGCACTGTCCGGGTTCGTTCCACCATCGTTCTCTGTCGAAATACGGCGGAGACGTAAAGATAGCGTCACAAGATTCATCTTCAATCTGATCGCATTTATGTTCAGAGCCCTGATGATAAACGTGAGTTGAATCGCCAGGTCTCAAGATATCCTGTAGCGTTACTAGGTCTCTGTACGTCGCAGTCGCTGGTTCTGTGCAGTGATAGGTTCCCTCGGGGTAAACCGCCGTGAATCCAAGCATTCTTGCTCCCCACCCTCCAGATGGATCCCACACCGTTGGTGATGTAATCTCTCCAACGAGCTCCTTCCAAATGTGTACAGCCCATGCAGGTTTGAACCAGGATGGCGCGGCGTGCTGAACGGTGAATCCCCTTTTGATCTCTTCTGCTGAGATATCAAAGATCTCACGCGTTTTACCGAGCCCAAGACGGTACCTGAGAACTGAATCAAGTTTCTTTAGATCGCACGATGATTCGTTGAATCCGCCCTCAGTCATCCAGTATGACTGTACGATATTACGGAGATAAGAACTACCAGCAGAACTGTTGAATGCAAGAGATGGTGAACGGAGTTCACTGAGCGCTTCACTCAGACTCTCATTTCGCTCATACCGAGATAGCCACGTGTCACCGTGCAGTTCAATCTCGTCAACGCACAGAGACATGAGAGCAGGAAGAATAACGCTCTCTTTGACATCATCAGGAGTTGACTGAGACTCATCTTTAGAGAAGAGTGTACCAGCAGAGAATGGACGCGGACGAGATTTGATTGTTTCGTGACCATTGCTATAGTGATATGCGGCAGCAATTAGAGATGTAATATCAGTTACAGTACTGAGATCTGCGGTTTCGCTGATTCTAATGAGCTTGAGATCATTTGCAATGCAGTGAGCATTTTTTACTTGATCAGCGGCGATATTTCTTAGCTGTATGGGATTCCACATTGCTTTACGATCAAGTCCATGCCAGTAGTGACCATCGAACTCAATCGTATACGTTCCATTGTCTGTATTGACACGAAAATCAAAACATCGATGTTTATCAGCAACTTTTTCCCAAACACTACGTTTTACAGCGTCTGATCCAAAGATGTTCGAGATAAAATTTCCGAATGCGATCTCTGCATTTGAAACTTTCTTTACATCACGTTCTGAGTTCGCCTTCGATATCTTCTCACCGAACTCAGGAGTAAAAATCTTTTTCACGAGATCATCATGTTGCTCATTCCAAACTCTCTGTCTGATCTCACAGAGACGTTTCTTGTTAGCAGGGATCGCCCAGTGAGCTTTGATTGAATCAGAATGCTTCTTTTTTACTTCTTCTTTTTGAAAAGATTTTTTGACACCATCTGATATTTTTTTCTTGTATTCATCACCAAGCTTCGCATATGTTTCGATCGCAGTTTGCTTCATCTTTTCTCTGCGAGCCTGAGTCATGATTGGCTGTTTGACTTTGAAACCAGCCTCATTATGACCCGTAATGTAATCGTTATATGAACTGTGCGACTGATGCCATTGCGTTTCGGTACCACAGCCGCACTTGCATCTTTTTATCTCTTCTCTGATGTATTTGTCAAAATAATCTTGAGCTTTCATTTTATGAGAATGAAAGAGATGCATTCCAAGAGATTTGCGATTTGCACAGTCGTATCCACATATCTTGCAGATTTGCCGTACGTTTTGCAGTCCGTCTATCATACGGAGACTGTATACCGCGTTGTGCTTAAATACAAGCAAGCCTGGAGTCGATCGACTCCAGGCTTGCTGAGAGGTTCAGTCGTTACCGACTGTAAACCAGATAAGATGATGTTCATATCCAGAACTGTAACAGTTCCGTAGAAATCGCTACGGATCATCTTCTTTCCGTATCTTGTCATTACACCGCGTCTCGGTGTGAAGTCTTCCTGCCCATAGAGGGTAGGAGTCATGATCAGCGGAACGTATGGTGCGTAGACGTACCCTGTCTCGAGAGCTGTACCACCCTTGTAGCCAACCAGGATACGGTTGACTGGGAACATTGGATCCTTGTAAACCGTGAAGCGGTTTGAAAGTGTACCGACTGCCTCTGCACCGATCTGGAATGGAGCAGCTACCTGTCCATCACCGTCGATCGAGAGCTTTGGCTTGTACATGACAGAGGCCTCGAAGATTGTGCAAACATCTGACGATGTCACGAGGAAGTTTGCAGAACCTCTGAGGGTCTTGCGGTGAATCGTGTTACCCACGTCGATGACAGTCTCAACGAGGGTCTCGTACCACTCACGTACGTTACCAGTGAACTGCGGTCCGATTGACAGAGATGAAGCAAGAGATACGGGCTGACCGTTCTTCTTGTTCACAAAGCGACCAGGCGCACGTGACCAGTAGAAGTTTGCACCGTTTGCACCCTGCAGGAGGTCCTGGAGGATTTCACGGTCAATCTCAAGAGCAATCTGCTGCGAGAGAACCTGCGTGAGCTCTACCTCTGCATCCAGCGAGTGGTATGCATTCATGTCCTGGCTGAGCTCTGGAGTCCAGCGAGCGCGGAGCTTGCGAGTTGTCGTTGTGATCGCGATTGACTCGATCTTGATATCAACCTCTGGGATCACAGGCGAGGCTGGAGTTCCAAAGTTCGACTCGAATGAAGGAATCGTGAGCGTTGAACCAGTACCCGAGTCAACCGTGAGGAGACCTGAGAGGATACCGGAGATCTTCGTTGTCGCACCGATGACAGGAACCGATCCACCGTTTGAAAGGCGGATAACGAACTGGATGTGCGTACCGTTCATTGGGTTCGGCGTAAAGGTCGAACCGTCGAAATCTCCGCGGCGGTTAAGACGACGGAGGTTGAGTACTCCTGTTCCTGCCTGGAATGCCTCGCCCCACTGGACGGCACCGTTCGTTGTTGCGAAGGCAGTGATTGCTAGCTGATCAACGTAGTTTACGTCGAGGTTTGCAATCTTCGATGTGAGCTCTGCAACCGTGAGATACACGAAGGCAAAGTCGAATGTACCCTCGCTAACACCAGTTTCGAGCTGTGGATCGAAGTTCGTCCAGCGAGCGTTCGAACCAGAGAAGTCTCCCTGTGTCGAGACAGTCGTTCCTGCTGACCAGACACCAGCTGCACCGGCATATGAACCAACGAGAGACGTTGTACCAGAGACAGCAGCAGAACCGCTGTGGAGGAGCGAGAAGCCAGTGCCAACGAGATCGTATGCGCCACCTGCCGTGAGAGAACCTGACTGGATTCCCTTACCAACTGGGTTACCGTAGATCGACTGACCACGTGTATATGTCTCGTTTGCTGACGAGCTTGAGAGATCAACTCCTGCATCGCCGCCCACGTTCGAACCGTAGGTGAAGTCGAGGAAGAAGATCAGACCGCTTGGCAGAGCCATTGCCTGCATTGACACGATCTCTGATGAGACAAGCCCACCGAAGATACGACGAACAAGCGGGAATGTGACAGTCGTAACGCCCTGGAGCTGTCCAGAGTTAGTCAGACCACCAGCTCCCAGAGAGACCTGGTTCGACTCACGGATCAGCTCTGAGAGCTGGTTCTGCAAGAGTCTTGCCATTGTCTCACGCTTGTGGCCATCGAGACCTCTGAGGAGACCGGTCTTCGTCCAGTTCTCGATCAGCTTGTTGTTCTCTTGACCAACATGACGGGATTTTACACCCTTCATCAACTCTTCAATCACGAAATTCTTCATTTGTGTTATTCTCTTGGATTATGTATCGCGTAACTTTGCTGGCAAGCCTGCGAGCTTTGACCAACGCTGAATTTCATCAGCCTGTGCTGGCTGACGAGGTGCACTCGATGTAACAGGAGCAGAACTTGAACCCCGTGAACGGGTTGTGTTCTCATTCAGTCCCTTGCGTGTGACACTCTGTTCGATGCTCTCAAATACGAGTTGCACCTCTCTGCGTGTCTTTGCCTTATCGAGCTGCTGCATTGCCTTGTTGGCTGTCTGTGAGGGCAGTCCAATTCTGAGCAACTTAGAAGCGTAATAAAGCTTTGCATTGTTGAGCTGGGATTCAACCAGCTGTGCACGAAGACGCGATTCATTCACCGTCTCTCTGCCCTGGGCACGATTCGCGTGTCCTTCTGCAATGGGCTTCTTTACCTTGGCAAGCTTCTGCTTCAACGAGTTGTAGCGTCCCTCTGCCAAGCGAGCTGCCGAGGTCTTTCCGGCCTTTACAGCTGCTCTGTACATGTCTCTCTGGAATGACATTTCATTCTTGATTACGGATTCTGACATCATATCAGCTCCCTCCTCTTGAGTGTTGTCATCCTCATCTGACTCACATTCCAGAGACTCGCGGACTTCTCCCTGGTCAAGCCATGGATCTCCCTCATCGTCTCCGCCGCCAAAGTCCGTGAGAACCTCAGCAGGAATCTTCTTCTTTGCCGCCTGTTGTGGGTGGCGCTGACCAGATGGTACGGTTGGCTTTGAACCCTCTGACATGAGTGCGAGCTCTCTCTTGAGTGCAGACTCATCTACCTCAAGAACAACATCGCGACCACGCGAGCGAGACTCACGAGCTGGCGGAGCAGGTGCCTGCTCTTCCTCTTCATCTTCCTCGCCGGCTGGAGGTGGCTGTGCTCCTTCTGCACCCTGATCGCCACCGTCCATGTCTAGATCTTCTTCGCCACCCTCTGGGGCACCCTCGGCGCCACCCTCAGAATCAGTGTCAAGGTCAAGATCGAGATCATCAGACTCACCACCCTCTTCGCCACCTGATTCATCAGATACGAGCTCAACATTGACATCGTCGATGTCAACATCGCCTAGGCCACTCAGTTTGAGAGTGAGATCTTCTTCACTGATTCTGTTCTTCATTCTAAACGTTTCCTCAATCAGAATTTTGTGTGTTTCATCGAGCCGATTGGCAGCATTGCCATTCTTCGACTCCACAGCGCAATGATACATATCACGTACACGAGTCGAAAGCTCTTTAACAAGAGCGCGATAACCATTTGTTGATTTTATTTTTTTACCAGAGTTCAACAGTCTCTGCGCCTCCTCACGGAGTTCAAAGCTTGCAAGCTTAATGTCAGGCTTTGAACTCTCACGGATCTCAGAAGCCGTTTGTGATGCCTCTTCATCGAGTTCATCACCATCAGATTTAGAGTCATCAGAGAGAAGTTCCTTATCGTCCTTGTTCTCTTTTGACTCTGGCTCATCAGGCTCTGATGTCTCTTCTGCCTCTGATAGGCTCTCGCAGAGCTTATCTTTGATCAACTCGCGGATCTTTGGAGTAACAGATTCAAGATACTTGCGCTTGGCAACATCCTCTGCTCTAGCCTGCAGATCACGTACATCGTTGATTACCTCTTCGTAAAGATTTTCCATTTTGCTAAGAGACTCTTGATATAGTTATCTTCTGGCTTTGAGCCCGGGCGCTGTCCGAAGAGAAGATTGCTTGCAGGCACTGTCGCCGCACCTGAGATTGAAGTTGATGTCGTGAGAGGATTGACCGCATTCTGAGTCGACGCCTTCACGGCTTTTGCTTCAAGAGCTTCCTTCAATTCTTTTGGTGTTGCAGGTTGATTACCATCAGCATCTGGGCTGGCAAGGTTTGGAGTGTAAGGAGACGATGGCTGATTGACTCCGCCAGATTTTACCTTCGTAATATCGGGAGCATCTGTGTAATCAAAAGTGATCAGCTCACCGTAGTACTGTTGAGTCGCCTCCTGATCGCCTCCGATACCCTCTGTCACCATTGAGTTACCGAGAGCGTTTACTTTCTCATCAGTATACTCACCCTTGTAGATTGGAGACTCGGTGAACAGTGCCGATAGCAAAGTGCGGCTTGACTTGGCACCATTACCGTACTCTACTTTTACGAATGTACTTTCGTCAGTTTTGCCATGCGGCATGTGTCCCATGATCGTTTCCCTTCAAGCTCTAACAGGCTATCGAAGATCTTTTGCTTGATCTTCATGCGATTTTCTCTGATCTTCTTGATTCTGGTAATGAGACGATTCTCTTCGACCTTCATTGCCTTGTACAAGTCGACCTTCTTCTCAAGTGTGTCAGCAAGATCACCGGCATCAACCTCATCGGGTTCCGGCACATCCTCTACCGCCGTGTGCTTTACCATCTTCTTCAACTCTTCCATCACAACACGGTCGAGCTGCTCTTGGGTTAGTACTGTTTTTGCCATACGCTCACTCAGTAAGTATCACACACCAGCCAATTTACCAATATCGCCGCCGAAAAGCGCAGATGGATCAACGCTAAGAGCTGCTATCGAAGCTGCATCTCCCTGAGCCGCGACTGATTCCATGTACCCTGGAGCCATGCTGTATGGGTCTTTGGAAGACTGCTGTTGAGACCTAGGCTTATCATTTGCAAAGGATGGATAGGCCGTTTCTGGTGAACTGTCGAACATCGGAATCTGATTCGATGCCAACTGCTGTGGACGGGGTCTTTGTTGTTGCTGTGGACGGGCCGGCTGAATAAGATTTGCAGTTGACCTTCTCAGATTCGCCTCGCTAACGTGTTGCCTCGGCGGCGCATGAGATCTTACCTGATGATTACCAGATCCAGACTCCGTGAGAATCTCAATGAGACACTCCTTGATGAGTTCTTTTAGTTCCGAGCGTTTCATTTTCACAATTTCAAATTATGACAGAAAAGCAATATCGTTTGCTGCTCTAAAGATTCTATCTCCACGCGTAAAGTGAGACATGAGAGCCCTTCCGTGAAATTTCTTTCCTTCTCTGAGAAATGCTCCGGGAGTACTTGGTTCGCTAACGAGATCCCAGCAGATAAGCTGAAAATCGTCTTGTACGACCTGCGTATCTCCCTGTTTTGTCGTCGATCCAACTCCACGGCTTGAGATTCCAAGTGTAACTCCATCTCTCACAAGATCCTGTGCGATCTTGCCAGACGGTGTATTCAGGAGATCAATTACTCCGTACACATCGCGGCCTCTCATCTCGACCTCGCGTACAATGTGAGATACGTTTTTGAGAGAAATAACAGATTCCTCTGGATGATCAAGCTCACCGGTTGCTCTGTTCTCATTGATGAATTTCTGATAATTTCTGATCTCCCTCTCAAGAAGCTGTTGAGGGTAGATTCTTCCATTCTGGTTAACAGTATCGGCTCTTTGAATCACACCTCTGAGCGTGATTTTTCCACCCGTTTTGATCGCTTCGTTAACCAATTCCTTATCGTACGAGAATGGCTGGTACGATTCAATCATTTTCTGAGACATTAGATTCCTCTTTCTTTTGAAGTTCCTCACGGAGTTTGATGTACATGAGGCAACGCATTGCAAGCTTGTTGATATCAGTATCTTTTTTCGACTCTTCAATAATCCCGCGAGCTTTTACGAGTGACTCGCGTACAAGATCTGTGACATCGGGATCTGATTTGATTGCCTCATCTATAGCCCCCAGGGTCATTCTGATTTCATCGCCAATACGTTCCATCATGGTACTCCTATCATTTGCAGAGAGTGCCCAGGACCTAACGAATGATCTCTGCGCTGGTACCAGCCTCTTGCCATACCTCTCGTTGACCTTGTCAACCATGAGTTTGATGAGCACTCTTGGCGGCGGAGCATTTTCGTTGACAGGAAGCAACTCTTCGTCTTTTTTGACAATCGGTGAGATCATCCTGTCTACGATCGTTTGTTCAAGACGCATTCTATCTGCAAGAGGAAGTCGTGTGTCTCCAGACCACTCTCTCACGAGCATGTATGCAGATGCATATGCTCTGTAACGAGCTGGCTCGAATTGCTGCTCGTATAGCTTGAGATACTCTTTGTCACCAAACAGTTTCTTCATGCTAAAAATGAGACTGTCAATCTCTTTCGTCAGTTTTCCCTTCGAAACACCGCGCGTTCTATTGCAAGCCTCTGACAGAGCACGCGTTGCTATCGCTTCTGATGAAACATTTTCGTTTGCGAGAGCATCGATCAGACGGAACTCTTTTTGAATGATCGAGTCTTTGCCGTAGTGACGTTTGATAATGTCGAGAACTTTTCCAGCTCCCTGGTTGTCGCCCTCGACGATTCTCCGTGACATTTCGCCAATGAGAATATCGTATGTGAGACCGACATTCCTAAATTTGTTGTGTTTCATGCGGACTCCGTATTAGACGTCATCATCAATATCTACATCAATCTCTCGTTCGACTTCCTCATTGAGCATACCACCTGAGCTTTTCGACTCGCTCTTGAGTCCGACGAGGCAGCCCATGAGGTATGGGCTGAGCGACGGAAGCACAGTAGTGTATTTCTGAGTCATTTTTTTATTTGCGTCTCCAATATCGAGACCCTCAGTAATTGATTCAACGTTCATCTTTGCAAATGACCTCAACGATTTTGAATCTGTCGGATCTGATAGTGCTTGATCTTTGTGAGATAGTGACGAAATAAAATCAGGCTCAGCCAGTGCGACTGGACCGGTCCTCTGCTTTCTTCTCTGACGACGGTGATATTTTTGTTGAGTACTGTTCTCTGATGGAGCTCGAGATTCTCTCTTTGAAGATCGTACCGATCCTGATCGTTTAATAGGAAGTTCATCGCCGGACGTCAAAAGCTCTTTCTTATCATCTTCGTTTGGATCGTCATCCGCATTAATTTCTTCCGGTGTTTCTTCTTCTCCGGGGGCTGGTGGAGTTTCTCCTTCCGCTCCACCCGGACTGCCAGTGCCTCCCCCGCCGGCTTCCAGTCCAGATGCCGCTGCATCGAGTCCCGTTGCCTCTCCTCCCGGCGGAACTCCACCGCCGCCGCCAAGACCGCCTCCACCTAGACCAGCGTCGAACCCGCCTCCGCCGCCACCCCCTCCGCCACCGCCAGCACCACCGAATTCTTCGTCCCCACCTGCTCCTCCGGGAGTACCACCAGAAAGCTTCGAAGCGTAATTTTCGAGCTCAATCGAACGTCTCTTATCTCTGTACTTTCCTAGCTCGATTTCAGCGATTTCGTCATCTGTCATTCCAAATATTTGACGTCTCAAAAAATCTTGGTTGAAGAGATCTTGTGGAGTTGCAGCTGCAATCTCGAATCTCGAACGGTACAGTTCAAGTTTCTGTTGCTCAGCAACTGTCGACGGATTCGGAAGTCTGAGAATGAAATTTGTGAGATCTTCTCCAACAAATCCGTGAGCAAAAAGATGTATGACTGCAATCTTATTCAGTTCTGCAATAACCGTGCGCTGAATTGAAGAAATTGAACGAGAAAAACGCACGTCTTCTTGGGCAAGTGTGCTTTTTGAGCTATTGTGGACTTGCACTCCTGCAGAGGTTAGGAAATTGTGATATTCTTCGATTTCAAGATCGAAAACCTCAACAGGTGTATCACATACAATCTTCGCAACACCGAACACTTTGTGATTCCTCAAGATGTGATCCTTTGCAAAGTCTCGCCACCTTGAGTATCCGTTCTCTTTTAGGAGTCTCTTGAGATAACGTTCTCCGAAAGGAGCACCGCTTCCTACGTCAAAGTGACGCTTCTCTGTGACGCTATTCTCGTGGCAATACTGAACGAAATTTTCAAGCGTCCACTGCGCGTATTTTTTATTGACCCAGTGGTTCTCTCCTGAGAGCTTTGCTTTAACTTCTGTACGATTCACGATTTCTTTATTTTGTTTCGATTTGAACTCGTAATACGCTGGATCGCTCCATCTTGAAAGCATGCTCTCATGTGCGATTTGTTTTAGCTCATCGCTCTTTACCCACTGAGACATCTTGCTTGATACGTCTGCATGCTGGGCTTTCATCTGTGCTGACTTCTTTGCACGATGACCGGGACCAGACAGAGCTGCTAGTCTAATTGGCTCTCTCTTTGCAACTACGTCTGGCCTAAACAGCGTTGAATCAAGATTCTGAGAGTGTAGCTTCCTGTGATCATACCATGTCATCTCAGTGAGATTCTCTGGGGCGTTGTCAAGCTTGTTGAAATTTGAATGATGGATCACTCTCATCCTTGAGACCTTGTGAACTCCGTGTGATTGTGCCTCGTTAACAAGCTTATGAGTGTACACCCATTCTCCTGATTGCCAGATCATCTCGTACCCGTCGAGACGGTCTCCCTCTGCTTTGGAAGAAATTCGACGATATACGGGCATGAGAGAATCACCTGCCTCGAGTTCATCTGCTCGCTTGTACGTTCCGTCTTTCATCATGAACGGATGATTCGGTGTACACTTGATCACTTCACCATTGTCAATGACAACTCCTAGGAGATCAGTTGTCTCTTTTGTTTTCCACGCAGATAGAATCTTTCCTGGCTTTACAGATCCATCTGCATTGCATGAGTAAACCCAATTTTGTTTTCCAGATGCATGCTCCGCAGCAAGATCCTTCATTGACACTGTTCTGCCATCGAGAAGCGGAATGAGAGTATCGCCTGTGAGACAGAGTGCGTCGTCGAATCCAAGATATGCTTTAGGAACGCCCAGGGCAGAAAACAGTTTACTCTGCATGTACTTCACATCATCGACAGCTGCAGCATTCTGCCCTCCCGCGAGGGTGTCGATCTTTGTACCAGTGTCGCTTCCTCTCACGGGAAGCATGTAATCTTCCTCGATCGATACGGGATTGTATCTCTGATCAATTCTACCGGTTGCCGAGTCGATCACCGGTGCAGATTTAAAATTTGATTTTGCTTGCTCGATGTAGGCAGGGATTGCTTCTTCTGGCATTGCTCCGACGTCGAAATAGAAAACTCTGCGCTCTGGAGCCCTAACAATTCTGTAAACGAGCATTGCATCCTCAAGCAAGACAAGCTGTCTCCAGATTTTTCTCGCACCATCGAGCACAGATGTCCCGTATGGCAGGAATGCATCATTTCCCAGAAGCCGAATGTGACACATCTCCCAGTTTTCCAATGTTCTCGCTGCGGACATCCATTTGAATCTCACAGCCATTGGATTCTTTGGATCGTAGTGATCCTCTCTTTCCACATCGTTTACTGGAAGTGGGAAAGCAGAAGTGACTCCATACTCCGGGTGTACATCAAGCACAATGTACTGATCTCCATACTTTGCGGCGTTCCGGATCCAAGGTTTGAGATTAAACTCGACATTGAGAACGTCATAGAAGAGATTCTCAAGAATATCTTGAATCTTTGTGTTATCTGAGTACACATGAAGCGTTCTACCCTTCTCATCCTGAGAGCAGGATTCATCAGCGTAGATGTTCAGTGCAGTAGAGATCTCTGGCATTGATTCCATTTCAATGAAATCCTGGTACCTGAATGATCTCTCAGCTGCTGCGTATGCAGCAGAATTCAACGCATGATACGTTGGCGTCGACGATTTGAAGAACAGCGATCCCTGGGCTGGCTGATACGTCATGATCGGCGTGTCTTGTCCGCTGATCTTCTTTCGTATCACGGGACCTGATCTGAACAGTCTTGTCAGACGTGAGAACAGATCACTTTTTGTTTCGTTAGACTTTGCCACTGAAAGTAAAATACTACAGTGGCAAACTTTAATTTGAAAACGTAAGCTTTTTTGTTGTTGACCCTGCTGTGCCGAGGGAGTCTTCATGAGATACATTCCTGGATTGTGAAGAATGTGCTCGAGTTTCTCCTTTAGTCCGTCAACCTCGGGCTTCAGAGCATGAATGAGACCAGGAGAATCAGAAGCTTTCTGCTCGAATGTCTGAATCGCTTTGTAGAGAATGCTTGCAAGCGATGTGACGACCTTGATGCCGTTATAGTCCACATCTTCGTTGAGAGCCTTACGAACGATTGCGCGAAGCTGTTGTTCTGAGATTGAAACTTTTTTCATCGTTATTACCTAAGTAGCCATCCCCAGTGATGCCCACCAATCGTTTTAGGGGGAGCACTGGGTCTTGGCACAGTCCACATCATTCCTGCCTGACGCATCTGGGCGTCGACTGGCATCATTGTATTTTTACGTACAGTAGCGTATTTCAAAAGATTTGCGCTATCGTATGAAACTTTACCTGTCCTGTCTCCATAGAGCTGATCGTGAAGCCAGCATGCAATTGCAAGAGACATTACGAGGTCGTCGTTCTTGTTCGCAAGAGCTTGAGGCTTCGATCCAATCCAGACAAACGTTTTAAGTTCATCGAGTGTACGGCTCGAGTGAAGCTGAAGTTTGTTATTTCTGATCATCTCCTCGAGCTTCGATACGATAATGCTTCTGTTATTCTTGTGTGTTGTGATTCCAGGAATTGCTCCCTCGATTGGTTCTTTCTGTCCAAACTGTCCGGGTTTAAGCCATTTTTCTTCGTAATGAATCGAAGGATACTTCGCGTCTCGCAGTCTCATTGCCGTCGCATAACCAAAGCTATTATGTTCGGGGCATGCAAGCGCATTGTTGTATTTCAGACCGTATTCGATCATAAGATCACCGAACATGTCTGGGGCGAGTTTTCCTTTATACTCTGCTACGACATCACAGTCGGCAACATCGACAATGTGGAATGTAGAACAGTCAGCAGAGTCTCCCCTCGCAACGTCTGCGGACATGATGTATGAGTGACCCGGCTCTGGTCTTTTCCAAACCCACACACCCATGTCTCTTCCCTCTTTTGAGATTGGCTGTGAGATCATCCCTCTCACTTTTTCCATCTCTTCAATTTGCAGGAATGTATCACCGGACGATATGAAGTCACAGAGAAATTCTTGCGCCATCTGCTTGCGAGTCATGTTGGCGGATTCTTTTTCGAACCATCTCTGATCGTGCTCCGGATGCACGTTCCATGGAAGTTCGATGTACTTGAATCCGTTTGTTCCGTTAACTGCTTCGCTATAGAGCGTATGAAATTGGTTTCCTATACCTTTCGGTGTAGAGAATACAATCGCAGATCCACCCTCTGAGAGGGTTGGATACGTAGCAGTCCAGATCTCTTCAAACTTCTTGATGATTGCTGCTTCGTCAATGATGAGAAGAGACAGGGCCTCTGAACGGCCAGCGTCCTCAGTCGTTGCGACGGCCTTCACCACAGATCCGTTCGTGAGTTCAAATGTTTCGACGGTAGATGTCTTTATCTGCGCAATCTTGACGTAATCTGACAGTTTCTCATATGCATATTTCACCTTTCTCAGAAAGTTTTTAGCAACGCGTCCCTTGTTGGCGATTACCATGATGTTCTTATCGCGGTGGAACAGCATGTACCAGAGAACGTACGCAGCCGTTACTGTAGAGAGTCCAAGCTGACGTGATTTGACAACAATCGAAAATCGATTGTCTTTAAACAAATTCACGCATTGATCTTGAAATCTGTACGTCTTGAATGGTAGAGATCCTCTAGTCGGGTGTTGGATCTTTACATGTGCATTCATAAAATGCACAGGATCCTTTCCACACTTTACGATCTCTTGAAACCTTGGGGATTGAGACATAACTCTTTAATTTCAAAACACTCGTAATACCTCATGAGGGCTGTACGCTTCAAATTGAACTTCGAAGCGTCGATAATGTCCATATGAGTTGTACCCGGGCCGAGAGATTTCAGCGAAAGCGATTTATCATACTCGCTTTTGAAATCTGACTTAACACGTGCAATGTATTTTCCCATTGCCGTACGGGCTTCTTCTTCTTCCTTCTTACGGGTGAGAATGAGCTCTCGATCAGTACCGCAGTTGAAGATGATTGTGTAGGTGACCTTTAGCGTATGATCGCTAACGCTACACTTGATCGACGAACCGTTACTGAATGATGATGACTTCCCCCACGAAGTATCAACTAGCGCCGCTACTAGTTCTGACTTTTGTCTGTTATCTGTGTCCACATATCTAATTTAGACACTTTTCATGTAAAAGCGTCGTGCAATGTACTCTTTCCACTCTTGTTGTGCGATTACGCTGCTAAGAAGATCGTCTCCAAGTCCAAGAGTGATCTTTTTGTAAAAGGTCGAGTAGCAACTCCCGCACGTTCCATGGGATTCTAGCTTCTCGAAATCGTATGGATCATTGCAAGCGTATCCACAGTGTTTGCATATGAATGTCTGACACTGTGGAGCATCAATATAGTGAACAGTAAGATCACCATATCGCTTCTTCTCGATCGTCTGCATAATCCAATGTAATTCACGTATGAATCTTTTTCATGCTTCGAGATCTCAATGCAACTGTCCACTGCATCTTTCATCTGTTCGACATGAGAAACTACGATCAGAAATCTGAACCTTGACGAGATTGATCTCAGCAACCGAATGCATGAGTCAACGCCGGCAGGATCAAGAGTACCGAATCC